CCCGGAAGTTTTATCCGCCCCGGTTGCTAATGCTGACATTTCGTGTATTTGCACTGTTGCTGCCATTTTTTATCCTCCTAACCATTCCTTCGTGGGAGCGCCGAGAAATTCCCTTGTCCAGCCGGACAGGGATTTCACGATGCCCATGACTTGTTTTTCCTTTGCCTTCCATCCCGCCTGAAAGACGACGTATTTTTTCTCCAGCAGCGGGCAGCCGCANAAGATGATTTTTCTGTATCCCATTCTGATGCCCGCCAGNGCGCCGCACAATGCAGACGATCCCGTGGGCCCCACATACGGCTCCACAATATCGATGCCATCCCCTGGATTATGAGAGATGACCTTGTAATTTGTGTTTCCCCCCATGGCTNCCCGGATCTCCTTTGCCTTCGGAATGTCNTCGGNATGNTAGGTNGCCATGAAGTTGATNGGCCAGAGATACTTGTCCACCGCATCCATGCCGATGGCCATGTAATCNGCCTCNAAATCGTTGAGGGGAAGNNNCNCNATATCGTCACGCACGCACGGNGCCGCGCCGGTGATGATGAGTATGTTATGAGTCNCAGGCATAGGGGTCTCCTATGTTTGTCCAATAGGTGACGAGGAACGTGGCGGATACGCCNACNGACTGGGAGCCTTCCTCCGGCGCTTCATATCCGCCGCCCTGATAGACAATGGATTCGATGTAATCGGGATCTCGCGACCAGGCCGTGGAGGTGAAACAGGTGATGAGGTCGCCGAGGATCTTTTCGCCGATGGTGGATGCCGTTGCAGAGGTCGCCGCCATGATGGCCTCGACCCTCACGGGCATGCGATGACGCGACTGGCCGTGGGTATTTTCCGCGCCTTCCGCCTGGGGCCAGATGACAACGCAGGGCAGCGCGCCGGGATCGATGCGGGGACGGGCGCGAAAGATATTGTCGCCGCAGTCCGTGTAATATCCCGTGGACGGCGATCCTGTTTGGATCACTGCCGCGCGGGCAAGCAGGGTCTGGATGATGAGTTCCCGGATTGTATCTGCCATTACACCACCGCCATCCTCATCACCACGCCGTCGTTCTGCAAGACGGATTTCACCGTATAGTCAACGCTGTCGCAGGTGAATGTCTCGTCGATATTCGGCTCCCTGGTAATCTCTGAATACAACGCCTCGATGGTCGTTCCCCGTTCCCACACAAGCGATTCCATCCCCGTAGGTTGTAGCTGCACGCCACTATTGATGAATATCTTGCAACTCACGGGATCTCCCGTTGCAGGAGTAAATACCGCCGTCTTGCCCATGGCGGCATAAAAGGCGACGGTAGCTGTGGCGACGATGGAATCAATGCCCATGATTCAAATCCTGTTGTTGTCTGTTTCCCTCACCGGGCCGCCGGGAGAGAGTCAGCGACCCGGCTGGCGAGGGAAAACAGGGGATATTATGGATGCACGATGTTCCCCAGGAGATAACCGGCTCCCGCGAACACAAACGCCTCATCCACGTTATGACGCACGCGGATGATGTTGCTCCGGGTCTGATCTTCCCGGTAAGACTCGACAACCAGGTTGCCGGGGCTGTCCGCCGTCCAGAGGAAGGACCTGCCCAGGCACGGATCGCGCAGATCCTGCCCGCCATTGGACACCTTTGCCAGGAGGATGTATTCATCGTCCCAGATGTCGCCGATGGTGGTTGCCGCGCCTTTCGCTTTCGTATCCTTGATGGACCCGCCGACTAAAACCTCATCCACGCCGAAATACTGAGCCAGTATTCGGCGCTTTGCCTCTATGCCGCCAACCTCGATGGGGTTGGTGTATTTGAAGGCGTTGATGATCTCTGTCGAACGGATGACGAGGCTGAATACCTTGAGGCTCATGGCGATGACGTTCGGCAGTAAACCGGACGCCGCCCTCATGGCCGCTTTTGCCGTTTCCACGTCCGCGAGGGGCGTGCAGCTTGCCACGGTGCTCCAGGCGGTCGATACGTCCGCCGTCGCGGTGATGTTGCCTGTGTTCATCACGGCAGCCGCGATGCGGATTTCCTGGGCGCGAAGCAGAATATCGACGGCGCGAAGGTTGGCGACCTGCTCGGCATCGAAATACCGGGCATAGAGCGCCGCTTCCACATCGTCAACCGCTTCTTCCCAGCCATACTCTTCAGCCGCATAGGTGCCGGTCTCGAATTCCCAGTCTGACCGGGCGTAATTTGCACGAGGCGCGCGTTTCACGATGGGCGTCTTGAGCAATGCCTCCAGGGGAATCTTCGGATAATCCGCCGACTGCTGGGGAACCTCAAAAATCGGAAGGAGCCGGAGGCCGATGAATCCCCTCCGATCCGCTTCCAGATAATACTCAAACGCAAGCGTCGATAAATCGGGACGTTGCAGGGTTGTTGCTGATGTTGGTCTTGGCATGATTCGTTACCTCCTTAACTCGTCAAACATTTACGGGTGACTTCGAGCCAGATTCCCGCAAGATAGAAATCGACATCGCCCAGTTCCGTGTCCTTCGGATGGAGAACCAGAGTCAACGCGCTGGGTGAAGCCGGAACATCCGCCGCCGCGATGGTCAGGGTTTTCTCCTGAAGGTTCGTGGATGCCGAGAATTCGCCGGACTCGCCGCCGCAGTTCGTATCCGCACCCACAGCCGCACCGACCTCATCGAAATATGCCTCGATGGTGAATACGGGCGTGTTGGCAGGACTTGCCGCCGCGGGACAGCCGAGGAGATGAACCACCACATCCGCCGCATCATTCAGATCCTGTGGCATGACAAAATGTGCCGCGATATCGTTCGGGGTCGCGTTTGCCGTCCACTGGATGACGCTGGACTTGCTGCCGATCTGGGCAATGCCGACGCCCGCGGGCGATGCCGCATAAACCGTCAGGGCTGTGCCGTCTTCCGCTGAAATCCGATCCGGCTGGATGGTATATTGAGCCGTCTTGACGCCGACCATGATTTCCTGAAGAACCGCTTCCACCGTCACACCCGTGAATAAATCCGGGGACGTATCCAACACGGATACCGTTGCCGCCGTGGTCGATTTCACGTTCCAAAAGGCCACTTCGAGGATGTCGCCGCTTGCGCCCGCCGCCTGGCATGAAATGCCCTGCGCCGTGCCGGACGAGGCATCGGATACTTTGCCGTCTGCCGCGCCGTAGAGGACGGTGCCTCTGGCGATGGCCGAGTTGACGGTGCATTCGCACTCGAAGGTTCCCGGAGCGGAGTTGAGTTTTACCGCCACCATGCCACCGTCTGCCACCTTGTATTCCGTCACACCGACGAAATCTTCACCCGCATCCGCATAGACGACCTCCGGCGGATCGGTCAAAGTCCCTGACTCGATTTTCACGCGCCGCTTCGCTTCGAGAGCTTCCCCGGCCTGAAATGTTTTTGTCGCACCTAAATAAGCCATGTTAATTTCCTCCTTATCGCTTGTTGACGCGGTCGATGTATTCCCGATGCAGATCGGGATAGTCCTGCGCCACTCTTGCCATGGCCTTCCCTCTGGAAAGGCCGTCCGTTTTGATCACGCGGTCAACCGCCGCCTCAAATGTTTCGCTTGATGCTGCCGGGGGTTCCGACGGAGGAACGGGCGCGATTGCCGTTTCCGTGAGAGTCTTCGCCATCGCTGATTCACGCTCCTTGTCAGCCTTTACTATGGCAATAGCAAGATCTCCCGCCACACTCTTGCCGTCTAATATGGCGGCCTTGACGAGTTCCTCATATCCGGGCTTGCTGATATCCATCAAACCAAGGATGCGTTCCCGTTCAGCTTCGGATCCGAGCTTGCGGCCCTCTTCAATTCCGTCTGTTTTACCGATGGCCTTACCTTCCTCGATGCCTGCCGACCGGCCTTCATCGATTAGCACTTGCGCCTTGTCTGGATGTTTCTGTTTTAATTCAGTTATATCCATGTTTCTTTCCTCCTGTTTTGTATTGAGTATTGATATTAAACCGCCCAATGTAGCGATCTCATCGACGAGGCCGATATCCAGGGCTTTCTTTCCTATGAATATTTTACCGTCCGCCCCTTCAAGAACCTGCTCCACCGAGCGCCCTCTCTGGCCTGCGACGGCTTCCACAAACACGGTATAAATGTGATCTAATTGATCCTGGATGTAAGCCCTTCCCTCTTCGGAAAGAGGCCTGTGCATCGAGGCAATGCGTTTGTATCTGCCAGCCGTGAGTTCCGTCCACTTCTCGCCGTATTGACGATCCGCTTCGGAAACGTCAACATGGGTCGCCACGACACCGATGGATCCGACGACGGTCGTTTCGCCGGATATGTAAATCTTGTCCGCCGCAGCGCCGATCCAGTAGGCGGCGGAAGCCATCATCCCATCCGAATAAGCAACAATAGGCTTGCCGCCTCTTGCCGCCATGATCTTCCCTGCAAGTTCTTCCGTGCCGTCAACCGTGCCGCCGGGGGAGTCGATGGCCAGGACAATGCTGTGAACCTCTGCGTCTTCCAGTGCGTTGTCGAACGCCTGGCCGATGTCCCGCATGGAGGTGCCGCCGAAGAGATATGAGAAGAATGTCCGGTTTTTTGTGAGGACATCCGTCACAGGGATCACCGCAACGCCGTTTGATACTGAATAGCCGCGAATGGTGTCCGGATCATCTTTCCGCGCAATCTGGATGGCCTTCAGGTCGATCTTGTCACCCTTCATGTGGGTCTCATAAACGTCTCGGATCTCTTTCAACTTTTCCGGCACGATGGCCCATGGGCTTGTCATAACGTCGAGCAGTCTCATTCTTCGTCTCCTTCGTCTTCCTCTTCGTCTTCATCCGGCATGGTGTCCGGCGTTGCCGCCTGCACCGGCTGCCACATGCCCGCCGCTTCCATCATGCGGCGCTCCTTCATGATGCGCGGATAGTTGCGTTCGAAATCGCCGCCCGTGAGCAATACCGTCTCTTCATCCAGGGTTGAGAGTCCCAGGTTCAGCCGCTTTTCCGATGCGTTGACTTCCTTCATGGGATCGATCTGCCCCGGCGCGTCGCCGATCCAGATGGTGCCGCAATAAGCCTGGCGGATGCGAATGTCGGAAAAGAAACCCGGCGCGGGGATCCGGCCAAAGGCGACGGCTTCCGTGAGCCAGTTTTCATACACGGGCTGGCAGAAATTCTCTTGCAGCCAGGTCCTTCGGCAACGGAAGAAACGCCACGACTCCAGAAGCGCCGCACGGGATGCGCTGTATGATGAGGAAAAATGGCGGATGAGGACTTCATAGGGGATTTCGAGAGCCATGCCGATCTGCCGGAGAATGGATGAGATGAACGGGTCAAACTGCTGATTAGGCCTGCCGGGATTTGCCGTGCTGATCTTTTCGCCCGGCGCGAGGCCGACGATGGCGCCGTTGCCGAGCTTGTAATCTTCGTCATCCGATGCCGCGCCTGTTTCGGACGTGGGGTTGAATGCCGGAATGGGAAGGCCGCCGCCCGTGTCCGTCTCGACAAAGACGGTAAACATGCCCGATACGACCGCCGCCATGAGTTCCGCTTCCGTGTAGCGTTCGAGCTGTTTCAACGATTCGATGACGGGTGCGAGATAGGGGACGCCGCGGCTCTGCCCTGGGCGCAGGACGTTGTAAAGATGGATCACGTTGCGGAGCCCCGTCTTGGGATTGAAGGCGGGAACGACATTCCACTCGGTGAGGGTTCTCGCAACGACGGTGCCGGGATGCTGCTTCATGATGTGATAGTTTATCGGTGCGCCGTATCCGTCCCGTTCGACACCGCCGGACAACTGGCTCGTATTGGCCACATATCCTTTATTGTTTACCCGATCCCCTTCGACAAGCTGCACTTTCAGCAAATAGGGATTGATTCCCCGCCTGAACCGGGTCATAATGGCGAATCCGTCGCCATTTTCGAGAACCTGACGGAAGGCCAGAGACTGAAGGCCGTCGAACATCAGCGTCCGGGAACAGTCGCATTCCTGCGTCCCTGCCCATAGCGCCCATTCCCGTTCCACCATTGACTCCCAGCGTTCAGCCGCTTCATCTCTTATTTGCAGATAATCCCGGTCAATCCTCGCCTGGAGCTTGAGCCCCGTTCCGACCGTGTTGTTCACGACCAGGCCGACTGCGCCCGTCGCAATGGGAGCGTTGCGGATCAGGTCGCGGGATCTCTGCCTGAGCTTTTCCTGATCGAGAAGCACGTCGCCGTCGGCGTCCCGGTTTCCCGTGATCCAGGAACTGAGGGATCGTTTCGTCATGGACGCCCCGGCATAACCACCGGCCAGGGCCATGGCGATGCGGGCGTTCAGGCGACGCCTGCCCGCTACGGGATCGAGATAGGAGATGGCCCGGTCAATGAAATTCCCCTTGATGATGTCACCCACTGCCGCCTTGTTCGATCTGCTCCTCATACGGGTGTCGCTCCTCGAATGTAGGGACCGCTGCGAGCCGATGTTGCCGTCGCAGACAGTTGTCGGACTTTGGAATCCCAGTATTCTATGTTTTGTTGAATTTTTGCGGCGTCGGCGAGGGTAAAAGCGCGGCTGTCAACGGTGTAAGACTGGCCGGATGAGACAGCCGTGGATGCGGCAAGCCATAAAGCAAGCTGTGCTTCGGCCTGCGCCAGGGTGATTCCTGCCATGTTTGAGTCCTCCGCGGTTTTGGTTCAAAAGACAGTGATCGATATCGCGGGGAAAACATAACATGGGGTTTTTTGAAAAAATGCGTTTCGTTCGTTATTGGTGGGTCATTGGTGTCTTATTGGTGGGTCATTGGTGCCTTATTTTACTTGACAGGGTTTTTATGCCTCTATTTCATCCTCATCCGGGACCTGTTTCATGGACACTCGTGTATATGCCCTCATGAATTCTTCCAGATT